AGTGTTTCAATGTAAAATAAAAACACTTAACACGAACATCTGTTCGGTAAACGAAAGGGGAATTTATGGATGACGAGATTATTGAAGTTGCAAAAAAGATTGATATTGATGAACTTTTGCGATGGTTGGGATTGTTTACTGAAGAAAAGCCGCCTACTCATTAGGCGGTTTATTTCTCGAATCCATAAAATCAAGCCAGGACAGATAAATTTCAAGTTTCCCCAATTCAAATCCGGCTTCCAGGCTTTTTCTTACCGCTTCTTTAGCTGCGGGTGAATCTGGGTCTTTAAATAACTTTAACAAGGCTTTGCTTGCGGCGTCCAGTTCGGGCGTCATTTTTTGTTGCGTTTCGTCAACTTTGTCATCGATTGTCTTCTGGTTGGGTGAATTAACATTAGAAACATGTTGGTCAGACTCTTGATTGAAATTTTGAGCATCTTCGTCAACTGCCTTTTGAAATTCAACGGCCTTTTTCACATCACCATCGAAATGATCTAATACCGTGTTGGATATATCTGCAATCAAATCGGGATCGTTATAGTCAACGGGATCATCCGTGAACCCCATCAGATAGGAAGGAGAAACATTAAGCGCTGTTGCCAATTTGTAAATTTTTTTCTGCTTTGGTTCGTACTCACCCGACAAATATTGACTTATCGATGATTTACCAATGCCCGTTTTTTCACACAGCTCGGCTTGTATTATTTCTGCTCTTTTCATGGCCAGTCGGAGTCTTTCGGCAAAATTAGACACTTCAATCCCTCCCTGTATAAATGATTATATAAAAAATGTTCAGAAAACACAACATAAAAAGAGATACGAGCAACTATTGGTTCAGAAATCTGAAAAAGTTGTTGCGTTATAAATTTAAGTGTGTTATTCTGAGTTCGGAAAACTGAACAGACAGAGGAGGTGACGGAATGGTATTTTCATATGATAAATTACGCGGAAGAATTAGGGAGTGTTTTAAGACCCAGGAAGCTTTTGCTAAAGCACTCGGCATGTCGAGAACTTCGTTAAATTTGAGACTGAACAATTCAGCTGAATTCAGTCAAAACGAAATTATAAAAGCTGCAAAACTTCTCGAATTGAATACTGTGGACATAGACCGGTATTTTTTTACCCTTGAAGTTCAGAAAACTGAACAAAGGGGGGCGTAATACAGTGAAAGACCTTAATGCGCTTGGCCAATACATAACTGAGTTGATTCTAAAGGACCAAAGGATCGCCGGCAATTGCAACGAGGCAGCAAGGTTAGCTGGTGTATCGGCAGCGGAATTGTTCTCCCTGCGTCACAACAAGCGGCAAAAACCTAATCCAAATATCATGTTTAAACTGTCTCAAACTCTATCAGGCGACTACGAAAGAATGCTGACACTGGCCGGATATCTAAAAGAAATCAATAAGGAGTCCGTGACATGAGAACTTTCATAGCGGAATGGACCTACACGGATAAGCCAATGAACCTGGGCAGAGTGATGTGGACGATGCTACAGGAGATGATGGAAGACTCACCTGAAATTGTCGCTGAAATAACTGGAATGAAGGAGGAAACAAAGTGAAACTGAGCGTCGGTCCCTGCGTAGTCTGCGGCAAGATGATGGACATCGTGGATCCGCACCTGGTACCTGCGATCACAGTCAACGGCAGCATAAGAATCGTCTATGTACACAGGGGCCGCTGCGCCCAGGTAATGGGAGTGAAACGGGTATTCGAAAGCCAGCAGGCGCTGGCGGAATATGTTGAAAGGGGGAACATGGCATGCGGACAATTGATGCGGTGAAGATGCAACGTAATGAACACACCAACGGAATCACCGTCGGGCTGATGATCATAGGTCTGTGGGTTGCATGGATATCGTGAAAAAAGAAAAGACTCTCTGATGTTTGAGCCATCAGAGAGTCAGAGAGAACAAAACCCGGGTAGGATGTGTCTCTTTTTTAATTTTATCACAACAGGTCATAACAAACCAGAGGTTCAACAAGTGGTTAAAACCTCACAATTACATGATACGCCTAAAAGCGCAAGACAGCATTATCACAACAGAACAACGTTTTGGCCAAAATTTAGGTAATTTTTATACAAATAAAAAATAAGGAGAGTGCAAAAATGTTAATTACTCGCAAATGGCTTACTGAAAAAGGTGCATGTTGTGACGGTATGGAGTATTTCGATAAGTACTGGCCTGCTGGAGAAGCAGAGTATCAAACCATTCTTGATCAGCTAGGACTTGACGACCGCGCCGATTACGCTGGTTGGCTCCTGAATAAAGCCGGCGCTACAGAAACGTCTCTTGAGATCACCGGCGATCTGGTTATTGAAACAAGCCTGTTTTTTGCAGGAAAAATTGTAGTCTCCGGTTCCATCTCTGCCAAGTTCATCAAGGCTGGCAGTGGCATCAAGGCTGGCTGGGGCATCGAGGCTGGCAGTGGCATCGAGGCTGGCAGTGGCATCAAGGCTGGCTGGGGCATCGAGGCTGGCAGTGGCATCAAGGCTGGCTGGGGCATCGAGGCTGGCTGGGGCATCGAGGCTGGCAGTGGCATCAAGGCTGGCTGGGGCATCGAGGCTGGCAGTGGCATCAAGGCTGGCAGTGGCATCAAGGCTGGCAGTGGCATCAAGGCTGGCTGGGGCATCGAGGCTGGCTGGGGCATCGAGGCTGGCAGTGGCATCAAGGCTGGCAGTGATTTCGGAATTTATGCAGGCCTGTCTGTTCGGCTTTCCTTGCAGATCAAATACGCCATTGTTACAGCAAAAGAAAAACCGCAAAACTTAATTACCGGTGTATGGCAGCCCAAAGATTCTACCGAAACTGCAGGCGAATAATGCCAAGGCCTTGCAAATGCCGGTATTGCAGATATAAAAGACTACTACAAAAAATGAGGAGGAAAAAACATGACAAAAATAACCATGAACATCGAGTGTGACAGCGCAGTTGAACTTCAAAACGCGGTGCTTCACCTGGCGGATTTTTGCAGCCTGAGACCGCAGGAAAGCGTCTGCGGATGCCAAGTGAAAATTGAAACCGCCACTGCTGTTGAACCGGATCCAGTTCCGGCGCCGATAGTCGAAACCCCGAAACGTAGCCCGACCCGGAAAGATAAAACAGAAGTCAAAGCTGCTCCAATCGTGGAAACTGCTCCTGTCATCGCTACACCAGAACCCGAGATTCAGGAAGAACAATCCACAGAATCTGAACAAACTGCAGTTCCTGAACCAGAGCTGGCCAAAGAACCTGCTCCGGCGCCACAAGATACCCCAGCGAAAGTTTCGGAAAAAGCAGAGGACAGTAAGGAACGCATAGCTTTGCGGCTGAAATTCTCCGAACTCGTTGGAAAGGGCATGCAAAAACAGGTAATCGAACTTCTGACCTCAGTCAACGCAGCCAAAGTTTCCGGCGTGCCAGAGAGTGAAATAGCCGGACTGCTCGCAAAAGCCGAGGCGATTCTAAATGCCTGATGAACATGCGCTCCTGTCTGCGTCTGGAAGTAAAAGATGGCTGATGTGTCCGCCTTCAGCCAGGCTGGAAGAGAAGTTTGAAGAAACCAGCAGCGTTTATGCAGACGAAGGGACTTTCGGTCATTCCCTGGCTGAATTCAAACTGCAGTGCTACATAACCATAGTTCCGAAATCAGAACGGGAAAAGAAAATGATGGAGGCCCAAAAATCAGAGCATTACTCAAAAGAACTCGAAGACGCAGTAGATTTTTATGTTGACGTTGTGAAAGAACAACTAGCTGCGGCCCAGGCAAAAGATCCCGGCGCCATCCTATTGCTGGAACAAAAACTTGATCTAAGCGCTTATGCCCCGGAAAGTTTTGGAACAGGCGATGCCGTGATCGTCACCGAGGATGAAGTCATTGTCATGGATCTAAAAATGGGCAAAGGCGTCAAGGTGGACGGCGAAGAGAATCCGCAAATGCGCCTGTACGGACTCGGCGCCCTGGCTGCTTACGGTTGTATGTATGAACTAACCAAAGTTACCACGATTGTTGTGCAACCACGGCTTGGCAATGTAGCGGGGGAAACACTGTCAGTAGAAGATCTGGTTGCCTGGGGTGAATCCATCAAGCCTATAGCAAAAGCCGCTTATGCCGGCGAAGGGGAGTTTTGCTCCGGGGATCATTGCCGGTGGTGTCGTGCAAGACCAGTTTGTCGAGCCAGGGCGGAAAAGAATCTGGCACTGGTTGCAGATCATGAGCGGTCTGGAAAATTAGTGGATCCCCGATTGCTTGATGTGCAAGAGCTAGCCTTCCTTTTAATTCGGTTGGATGAGTTTACCGCCTGGGTCAAAGACATAAACAGTTGGACCTTGGAACAAGCCTTGAAAGGGGTTAAATATCCGGGATTCAAGCTTGTTGAAGGGAAATCAAACCGAAAAATTACAGATGAGAAAAAAGCTATTGAAATTTTGGAAGCCCTGAAATTCAAAAAAGAACAGTTTATGACAGAGCCAAAGCTTAAAGGAATTGGAGATCTTGAAAATCTGACCGGAAAGAAAAAACTCAGTGAAGTTTTTGCTTCAATTATCAGCAAACCGCCGGGAGCTCCAACATTAGCCCCTGAATCGGACAAGCGGGCGGAATTCAATAAAAAAGCTGAAACAGTCAACGATTTTAACGTAATCCCGGAAGACGTGAACCCACTCGATTAATTAAAACATGAAAGCGAGGAACAAAAATGTCAACAGAAACAAAGCACGTAAAATCAATCATCGGTGAAGTTCGGCTCAGTTATACCCAGAACGTATTTAAGCCCCGCGCCACAGAAGACGGCGGAGAACCAAAATTTTCCGTAGTTTCTATCATCCCCAAAACAAACACCGCACTGGTGAACAAGATCAAAGCGGATATCAAGGAAGCCGGACAAAAAGGGATTGATATTTTCGGAGGCAAGATTCCAATCAATCTGAAAAACCCGCTGCGAGACGGCGATACGGATCCACCCGGTGGAAATCCCCGTCCGGAACTGAAAGGAATGTATTACATTTCAGCCTCCACCCTTGATCAGCCTCTTGTTGTGGATAGGCAACGGCAACCAATTATCAATTCAACAGATTTGTACTCCGGTTGTTACGGATACGTGTCCATAAACTTCAAAGCCTACAACCACAAGACCGGTGGCAAAGGCGTCGGCGCTTACCTGAATGGCGTTCAAAAATCCCGCGACGGTGAACCGCTTGGATTTGTCAAAGAATCTGCGGAAGAGATGTTTGAAGAACTGGAGCCGGAAAATAGCGGAAACCTGTTGGATTAATCGAATAGGGCGCGGGGTTACTCTCCGCGCCTTTCTTATCGGGTAAAGGAGGCCCCTTCAATGCAAAAACGATTCAAGGATTTATTGCTTGCAACAAAGCGCCCCGGGATAGAAAGCCTGGTGACCTGGCTGGAGAACAAGACCGACTTCTTTAAAGCGCCGGCATCCACCCAGTACCACGACAGTCAAACCGAAGGTTTACTAAAGCATAGTCTGGATGTCTATGACCGGATGACCAGCCTGGCCAGTCTCTACATTCACGATATACCCGCTGAATCTTTCCCGGTGTCAGCCC